TGACTGACCTGTCTCTGCTCCCGCGCAACGCCACACCGCTGGAACATCAAGCCGCCCAAGCCCTGGCTCAGATCCAGCGCGTCCCCATCCCGCTGCGCCAGCTCTATAACCCAGACGACTGCCCGTTGCCCTTGCTGCCCTACCTGGCCTGGGCCTTCTCGGTAGACCGCTGGGACAGCCAATGGCCCGAATCAGCCAAGCGCTCAGCCATCCGATCCGCGTACTACATCCACTCCCGCAAAGGCACTCTCGGCTCACTACGCCGCATCGTCGAACCACTGGGCTTTGTGATCGAAGTCGTGGAGTGGTGGCAGACGATCCCGTTCGGCCCTCGCGCGACCTTTGCCCTGAACATCAGCGTGTCCGAAACCGGCATCACCGATCAGATGTACCAGGAACTGATCTGGCTCATCGACGACGCCAAGCCCCTCACCCGCCATCTGATCAGCCTCGACATCATTCTGGAAACTCGCGTCGACTCCCATGCGGCAATTGCCATCGATGACGGCGACGAAATCGACGTCTATCCGTGGGTCAACCCGGACATCGACGTGTTCATTCAGGGCTATGGCGGCACCCGCATTTACACCCTCGACGAACTGGACGTGTACCTCCATGGTTGATAAGAACACCCTTTTCGGCGGCATGCTCACCACCCTCGGAGCCGCCAAGAAAACCAACTGCGACGCCCTCGGCATCCCCTGGGAGCCGAGTTACATGCTGATCGGTGATGCCAATGGCAGCGACCCCGTGCCGGATCCGTCACAGACTCGGTTGCTCAATCAGGTGTACCGCGCGCCGCTCAATCAACTGCGCGTCTCCCCCACTGACCCGAACGTGTTGATTGCCGAAGTGGTGTTGCCGCCCGAAGTCGGCGGCTGGTGGATGCGTGAGCTGGCCCTTGAGGATAAGGACGGTGTGTTTTCCGCGGTGGCGAATCTCGCACCCAGCTACAAACCGCTGCTGGCTCAGGGCACGGGGCGAAACCAGGTGGTGCGGATGCACATCATCACCAACGGCACCGCCAACATTCAGCTCAAGATCGATCCGGCCGTGGTCCTGGCCACACGCGATTACGTGGATCGGTCGGTCAATGCAGGCGCAGCCTTCACCACCGTGTCGTCATCCAGAGCGTTAAAGCCCACAGAAATGGGCTTCGTCTTGATCGACGCCAGCGCCGGGGCTTTGAACATCCAGCTGCCGCCGGCCGATGCCACCGTGGGCACGCGCGATGTGATCGTTCACCGTAAAGACAACAGCAGCAATCGTCTGGTCATCAAGACGAAAGGCAAAGACACACTGAGATTTCATACGCACTTGAACCCGGCGGGCTATCCCTTTCTGGTGCTTATGGGTGCTGGCGATTGGTGGCATCTGCGCAGCGACGGGGCTGGGAGTTGGTGGCCGGTTGGGCGCTTTGATAACACGCCGCTGGGTCGCCCGGTCTTCGAAACCACCACCGTATTCAGTCCCGGCGGGTACGGTGCCTTGAATGGACAACTGCTCAAACGAACTGAATGGCCTTGGCTATGGGATCACGCCCAACAATCGGGAATGCTCAACCCGGAACGTCAGCGGCACATGGAAGGCGGATGGACCAGCGGCGATGACAAATCGACGTTTCGTGCACCTGAAGCCCGAGGCGAATTTTTCCGGGTATTGGACGAAGGCCGACAAGTCGATAAATCGACGATTTCGGGCGCCGCCAAATCCGGTAGCGCCGTTATTACCGACGTCAGAGGAAGGTCGCTCATAGCCATTGGCATGACGCTGGAGGGCAGCGATGTTCCGAGGGGCACCACCATCGTTTCCATCAATGCCAATGAGATCGTCGTTTCCAATGCACTACAACAAGATGGCGCTGGAGAGTGGAACGTCATCGGGCGAGTAGCGGGCTCATGGTCCCCCGACACTTTCGAACGCCACACTCACGGCGTCTCGTATGGGTCCGGTACGGGTAGCCACGACACGCTCACGCCTGAAAATCTCCCCCGAACCGGACAGCATTCCTATGTGGTGGGAAGAAACACATCACCTTCCTACATCGCTCGGGTCGGCTACGCAGAAACCCGCCCCCGCAACATCGCCTACCCCGGCCGTATCAAAATGATTTGAGGTCTTGATGATTACCTACCTGATTGACGATGCGGGCGCCCTTTCTGGCCCGGTCACCTTCCCGGCTATCCCAGGTTTCGGTCCACAACTGCCCGGCAACGCGGTGCAAGTCCCGAAGGTACTTACACCACCCGACTCAGGCAAAACCTGGGCTTTGATTGATGGATCCGTTCAACAAATGTTCGACCTGCGAGGCAGCGCTTTTCGCACCGCAGACGGCACGCAACAGACATGGCAACAGTTGGGAGAACTGCCCGAGGAACTGACCACTCAGCCGTGGCCGGGCGAACATTTCAAATGGATCGACGGGCAATGGACACTCGACCAGTCCGCTCAACGCGCCGCGCAAAGCGCTCAAGTCCTGAACCATCGCGATCACTTGCAGCGTGACGCCCAACTGCGCATCGCGCCCCTTCAGTATGCGGAGAAACTGGGAACCGCCACGCCCGAGGAACAGGCATCCCTCCTGAACTGGATGGGCTACAGCGTCGAGCTCAACCGCATCGAGCAACAGGACCAATTCCCCAGCTTGATTGCGTGGCCGACACAGCCACAACAGCAGCGCCGGTAAACACATGCGTTGTACTCAAACCACCTACAACCCTCACCACGCGACGAATTGACCTGCGCGCGGCAGCCTGTGCACTGACTTAACCCTCACCGCACAGGCCGCACCATGTCCGACTACCTACACGGCGTGCGAGTCATCGAACTCAACGATGGCTCACGCCCGATCCGCACCATTCCCACCGCCGTGATCGGCATGGTGTGCACCGCCGACGATGCCGACGCGACGGTCTTCCCGTTTGATACCCCTGTCCTGATCACCAGCATCCAGACCGCCATCGGCAAAGCCGGTGTCAAAGGCACCCTCGCCGCCAGCCTCCAAGCCATCGCCGATCAGACCAAACCCTACGTCATCGTGGTGCGCGTGAAAGAAGGCCAAGACGAAGCCGAAACCACCAGTGCCCTGATCGGCACCACCACCGAACTGGGCAAATACACCGGCATGAAAGCCCTGCTCGCCGCCAAATCACGGCTCGGCCTGGTGCCGCGTATTCTCGGTATCCCAGGCTTGGATACCCTGCCTGTCGCCACCGCACTCGCGGGCATCGCTCAACAGTTACGGGCCTTCAGCTACGTCAGCGCCTGGGGCTGCAACACCAAGGAAGAAGCGGTCGCCTATCGCAAGAATTTCGGCGCCCGGGAAGTCATGGTCATCTGGCCCGATTTCCTCAGCTGGGACACCGTCACCAACAAAACCGTCAACGCCACCGCCACCGCTCGCGCCCTCGGTCTACGTGCCAAGATCGATCAGCAAACCGGCTGGCACAAAACCCTCTCCAACATCGCCGTCAACGGCGTCACCGGCATCAATGCCGACGTGTTCTGGGACCTGCAAAACCCCGCCACCGACGCCAACTACCTCAACGGCCACGAAGTCACCACGCTGATCAACGAGGGCGGCATGCGTTTCTGGGGCAGCCGCACCTGCAGCGACGATCCGCTGTTTGCGTTCGAGAGCTACACCCGCACCGCGCAAGTGCTGGCCGACACCATGGCGGGCACGCAGATGTGGGCCATGGACAAACCGCTGCACGCCTCTCTTGTGCGCGACATGATCGAAGGCGTCAACGCCGAGTTTCGCAGCAAGGTCTCCGCCGGTTATTTGATCGGGGGAAGTTGCTGGTACCCCGAAGACATCAACACCAAAGACACCCTCAAGGCCGGCAAGCTATGGCTCGATTACGACTACACCCCGGTTCCGCCGCTAGAAGACCTCACCCTGCGCCAGCGCATCACCGATCGCTACCTCATCAACTTCGCCAGCCAGATCAATCGCTAACCGGAGAGCTGCGCCATGGCCATGCCGCGCAAACTGAAAAACCTCAACCTGTTCAACGATGCCAACAGCTACGTCGGCGTCGTGAAGTCGGTCGTTCTGCCGCCCCTGGGTCGCAAGATGGAAGCCTATCGCGGCGGCGGCATGAACGGCCCGGTCAAGGCTGACCTGGGCTTCTCCGACGACGGCATTCAGTTCGAATGGAAGACCGGTGGCCTGGATCTGATTTCCCTACGCCAGTTCGGCGCCGTCAATGCATCAGGCATAGCGCTGCGGTTCGCCGGCTCGTTCCAGCAGGACGACACCGGCGACGTCAGCGCCGTGGAAGTCGTGCTGCGTGGCCGCCACGAAACCATCGAAATGGGTGATCACGAGCCCGGCGAAGACACCGAACACAGCGTCACCACCACCTGTTCCTACTACAAGCTCATCGTCGACAGCGAAGACATCATCGAAATCGACTTGCTCAACTTCATCGAGAAGGTCAACGGCGTCGACCTGCTCGAAAAACAACGCGCCGCTCTTGGCCTCTAACCCTTGGAAAACTTTATGCAGACCGTTGAAATCCAACCCCTCGCCGACGACAACACCGTCACCCTCGACGCGCCCATCAAGCGCGGCAAAACCACCATCGACTTCATCACATTGCGCAAACCCTCATCAGGTGAACTGCGCGGCATGCACCTGGTGGAGTTGCTGAACATGGACGTGGCCACCCTGATGAAGATCCTGCCGCGCATCACCACCCCCGGCATCACGGGGCCGGAAGCCGCCGGCATGGACCCCGCCGACCTGCTCGCCTGTGGCAGCAAGATCTCCGGTTTTTTGTTGCAGAAATCGGCGAAGACGGACGCCTTCCTCGTTGCGTAGAGGACGCCATGGCTGACCTCGCGGTGGTCTTTCACTGGGCACCGGCTGATATGAATCAGCTGGGCCTGCAAGAACTCATGGAGTGGCGCGAACGCGCCAGGGTGCGGAGTGTCGCCGATGGCGAATGACTTAAAACTTCGGGTGCTGCTGAGCGCCATCGACAAGGCGACACGCCCACTCAAGGCCATCAACCACGGCAGCATCGGCGCCGCCCGGGCGCTCAAAGAAGCGCGCGACAACCTCAAGGCCCTCAACGCGCAACAGAAAGACATCAGCGCCTGGCGCACACAACGCGCGGCCGCCGAGCAAACCGAACAAGCCCTCGGTGCCGCACGTAACAAGGTCAAGGCACTCAGTCAGCAGTTCTCGGCCACGGGCGCGCCCACTAAAGCCATGTCCAAGGACTTTCGCGCGGCGGTGCATGAGGCGCAGAAACTCAAGCAGCAGCATCAACTCAACAGCGAGCAGCTGCAGAACCTGCGGGGTCGATTGAACGCTGCCGGCGTCAGCACCAAGAACCTCGGCGACCATGAGCGCCAATTGCGAGACCAGGTCCGCTCAACCAACCACAGCATTAGCGAGCAAACCAAACGTCTCGCGGCCCTCGGTGCTCAACAGCGACGACTGGCCGCAGCTCGCGCGACTTTTGATCAATCCAAAAACCTCGCCCGCGACATGGCGGGCAAAGGTGCCACCGCCGCCGCTGGCGGTAGCGCGACCTTGTATGCCGGCGCAAAGCTACTCGCGCCAGGCATCGACTTCGACGCCAGCATGAGCAAAGTGCAAGCGATCTCTCGGCTCGATAAAAACGCTGAAGCGCTCGGGGCATTGCGCAACCAGGCGCGCGAACTGGGCGGCAAAACCCAGTTCACCGCCGGACAGGCGGCAGATGCTCAAGGCTTTCTGGGCATGGCCGGCTTCGATCCTGCAGCGATCAAAGCCGCGATACCAGGGATGCTCGACCTCGCGGCCGCTGGCGGCGCCGATCTGGCGCAGACCGCCGACATCGCTTCAAATATCCTGTCCGGACTCGGCATGAGCGCCGGCCAAATGGGCAAACTGGGTGATGTGTTGGTAGGGACCTTTACGCGCTCCAACACCAACCTGCAGATGCTCGGCGACACCATGAAGTACGCCGCGCCCATGGCGAAAACCTACGGAGTCGAGCTGGAGGTGGCCGCCGCCATGGCCGGCAAGCTGGGTGATGCCGGTCTGCAAGGCAGCATGGGCGGCACCGCACTCAGCTCCATCATGAACCGCTTGGCCGCCCCGCCCAAGGCCGCGGAAAAAGCCTTGGAACTACTGAAGATCGCCACCGCCGACGCCCACGGCAATTTGCGCAACCTGCCGGACATTCTCAAAGAGATCTACGACAAAACCCAAGACCTGGGCACCGCCTCAAAAGGTGGACTGTTCAAAGCCATCGCCGGTGAAGAAGCGGTCAAAGGCATGGCCCAACTGGTGGAGCAAGCAGGCACCGGTGAGCTGCAAAAGTTGATCGTGAACCTGCGTCAAAGCCAGGGCGAAGCGTCGCAAACAGCCAGCGTCATGGCCGACAACCTCAAGGGTGATTTGAAGACTTTAAGCAGTGCTTGGGAAGACCTCGGCATCGAGCTTCAAACCCAGCAGGATGGGCCGTTGCGCGGGCTGATTCAGTCCGTCACTGAGGTCATTCGAGGCGTCAAAAGTTGGGCCAACGAAAACCCGAACCTCGCCGCCGGACTGGTGAAAACCATCGCCATCATCGCCGCCCTGGCCATCGCCCTCGGCGGGTTGTTGATGGCCGCGGCCAGCGTCCTGCTGCCGTTTGCGGCGTTGCGCTTGATGTTCGCCTTGATGGGCCTTCGACTGCCCGGGTTGCTCAGCCTGTTGTGGAAACTCGGTCGTTTCGTGCTGCCCTTCGTTGGCAAAGCCCTGCTCATGCTCGGGCGTGCATTGATGCTCAACCCCATCGGGTTAGCGATCACCGCCATCGCCGGCGCGGCGTACCTGATCTACCAAAACTGGGACGCGGTGAAGGCTTACTTCACCGACGCGTGGAAGGAAATCAAAGCCGGGTTCAACGGCGGCACGAGCGGCATCCTCAAGACCCTGGCCAACTTCAGCCCCATCGGATTGCTCTACCGTGCCTTCTCGGCAGTGATGAAATACCTGGGCATCGAACTGCCCAGCCGCTTTACCGAGTTCGGCGGGATGATCATCGACGGTCTGGTCAACGGGCTGAAAGCAGGCTTCGGCAAACTCAAAGACGTCATGGGCGAGATCAGCGATTCGACCATTGGCTGGTTCAAGGAAAAGCTCGGCATCCAGAGCCCGTCGCGGGTGTTTGCCGAACTGGGCGGTTTCACCATGGCGGGACTCGCCCAAGGACTGGAGCGCAGCCAGCATGAACCTATCGGTGCGATGGCCGATGTCAGCAATCGACTCATGGCCACGACCCGCGCCATCACGCACGCACAGAACACCCGTCCGTCTTCATTGACCGTGGATAACCGAGCACCACTCAAACCTGCCCAGCGACCGGCCTACGACAGTCACGACACCTACGAAATCACCATCCATTCCACGCCGGGCATGGACACGTTGGCGATTGGCCGCGCAGTCCGAGCAGAACTGACCCGCGTCCAATACGAGAAAGATGCCCGCCAACGCAGCCGCCTGGCCGACCTGGAGTAATCCCCATGATGCTTGCCCTGGGCATGTTCGTCTTCAGCCTTTCCACTGCGGCTTATCAAACACTGCAACGCCAGACCGAATGGCGCCATGTCAGCAATTCACGCGTCGGCGC